CATCAGCACCGGTAGATAAGTCATACAGCAGAGAACTCATAGCAATAGGTGATAATGAAGTATGGCGTGAAGCTGTTGCAGGAACTATGAGTGAAGTGACTGATGCACATAATGAATTAGATACTACTGATGTGTTGAATGCTGCCGTATCATCTCAGAAATTATTCATAGTAAACGGGACTATTAAAAAAGTTCTGGATCTCGTTAATGTAAAATTATCTACCGCCGATATTTCATCAGGAGCTAATTTACCACCTGATTTCGGTACTGTACTTACTGTTGCAGCTACCGGAGCTTCGATGATAGTAGATTATATTGATGCTATCAATGGAACATGTCTTGTTTACGGTAAACGCACCACAACTACAACATTCGCAAGCGGTGACACAGTAGCGGGAACTAATCCAACAACAAGCTGTTACGCAGGTGCAGTTTCATTTGTTCTTAATGCAGATGAAGTAGATCCCCCGCATTGGTATAACTATACCGTGTTTGGTGGTGACACTACTAATTTCGGTGTTATGCCGACTAAGGTTTATCAAATATGCAGATACAGGGGTAGGATACAATTAAGCGGTGAACCTAATTATCCCCATCAATGGTATCAAAGCAGACAACTCAATCCATTTGATTATTTACATGCCCCCGGAGATGCACAGTCACCTGTGGCCGGTAATGATGCAGACTGTACTGAGGTCGGTGACATAATAAAGGTTGCGATACCATACAGTGATGACTATCTTATATACGGATGTGCCAACGAGATATGGGTCTTATCGGGTGATGCAGCATTCGGTGGTGAATTAAATCCATTAGATACTACTACCGGTATCCTCGGTGACAGGGCATGGTGTTGGGACGATAAGAGCAATTTATATATGATGTGTACGGCAGGATTGATGAGAATACCGAAAGGTTTCGGGCAGATTGAGAATCTTACACAGGAATTATATCCTGATTTTATAACTGATCTTGCCTTTAATCCCTCTACACACAGAATAGTATTGGCATTTAATCCTGAAGAACACGGCATTCATATTTTCAAAACTACACTTGTTACCGGTGCTTGTACCGGTTGGTGGTATGATCTCAGGACTGAAGGTTTGTTCCCGGATGCAATACCCACCGCGATGGGTATTTATTCGGCTTTCTATTATCCATCTGAAACTCCAGCGTATAAAAAATTATTATTTGGTTGTGCAGATGGTTATATTAAATCATTCGATAAAGCAACCGTAAATGATGATGGAACAACTATAACCAGTTATGTTGGGTTCGCACCACTTGCGTTAAGTATACATCCACGCAAAGACGGCATTATAAAAAATATTGATATGGTGACAGGTATAGGTGACACTGATTCAGATGATGTTACTTGTACTGTTCATGTTGCAAGAACAGCAGGACAAGTTATTAAGAAACTTAATGACGGTGATGCTGCTGCATTTACAAAAACATTTACAGCACCTAATTGGACAAAAAGTAATTTAGATAGGCGTTCTGTACGAGGTCAATGGAGTGCTATAGTGCTTACTAATAGTGCTAATACAGAATCATGGTCAATGGAACGTTTAATGGTTGATTCAAAAGAAGTAGGAAGGAGTTTATAATGGGTAGCTTTAGATTACCTGGTGGGGCAGCGGGGGCTATGCAATACCGAGCATATGCAGGATCTACGAGTCCTATACAAAGAAGTGTGTCAGCACCGACTCCCGTACGTACATCTACATCTGCACCTGCATCGGTAAGTGGTGAAGCAGGTGGAGCAGGTGGAGCAACTGCTGTTACTGGTGGGTCTGATATAATGAGTCTTTATGCAGCAGCTTTGGAACGTCTTTCAGGTGGTGGTTTAGCACTTGAAGCCAGTTTAGCAGATATTGAAGAAGGTAAAAAACAGGCCATAGCTGGCGGCCAGCAAGCACTTGTTAGTGGTGGTCTTGGTGGTACTACAGTGATGGGTGGTGTTCCAATACAAGCTGAAAAAACTGCTGGTCGAGCACGTTTGGCTGCAAGAGGTGAGGCTGAGAGTAAATATCTAACTACATTAGCATCGTATGCAGCTTTTGCACAACGAGCACAAGAAGCAGCCGCAGAACGTTCTGCTGCTATGCAAAGACTTCAAATGCAGATCTCATCTCAGGAACGAATGGCTACACAAAATGCACCAGCACCTGAATATATACCAGAGAGTGAAAGATACCAGGGGGCATATACTTATGGTGCATCTTTATCACCCAATGTTCCGAGGACCACAACATCAGCGGGACCAACAACAGCTTATTCACAACAATTTCCATCAATATATGGTAAAACAGAATATGGTGAGGCAGAAGAACCAGTACCAAGTTGGGTGTAATAATGACACAATCATTAGCCATACCAAGAGTTATACCTAATGACTGGAAACGGCTTGATCTTATTATTAATAAAATCAAGTTTCACTTAGGTAGTGCATCCAGTCCTACATTCACCGGAGTTACTATAACCGGGCTTACTGCATCTTCATTGATAGGCACCAATGCAAGCAAAGCGTTAGAGTCAGTAACAATCGGTACGGGATTAAATTATACCAGGCCGACATTATCATTATCTCATTTAGGTATTGAAGCACTTACTGATCCTAATGCTGATAAGATTCTATTCTGGGATGATTCTGAAACAGCTTGTAAATGGCTTAGTGTTGGTAACTCAATAGCAATCACAACAACCACCATTGATACAATTCAGGATATTAGAACGTCGGCAAGTCCAACATTTGTTGGTCTTGATTTAACAGGCACACTTACTGTTGACACAATCAATGAGCACACAGGAGCGGCAGGAGTAACTATAGAAGGCATCTTGATTAAAGACAGTGATATAAATTTACAAGATTATGATGCTGTACTTTTCGGTGATGCTCAAGATGCTTATATATATTTTGATGGGACTCGACTTCTCATAAATTCAATATCAGAAGTATGGATAGGTGTCGAATATGATAAACCATTAGTTGCTGGTAATTTGTTTAGTAATGGAAACGTAAACATAGGTTATACCGCTATGCGGCATACTTGGAAAGATTATTATGATGTGCTTGAAATCGGTGGGACAGGAGCACTTTTCTGCAATACGTCAGTATTAGCCAGTATGATGGCGGGCATAAGTCAAAACGCTTATTTCGATGAGACTGATGAGCGTTGGGAATATGCTGTAGCAGATGAAGCCTCTGTGTATATTCAAAATGTTGGTAGGCATATTTTTTATGTAAACAATGGTGCTGGTGCAGAAATAAGTGGACCTATAAGTTGGTCTTGTGGACTTATTGTTGAAAAAGATGCAACAGTTGTCTGTGAAGGAGCATCAGTTACAATAGGTAAAGCAAGTACGACTACTGGTGCTCTTGTATTACACGATAGTAATTCAGCGAATACAATTACACTGACTGTACCAGATATAAGTGCAGGAAGTTTATCTTTTACCTTACCAGCTACAGATGGAGATAATACTAATGTTTTACAAACTGATGGTAATGGTGTTCTTTCGTGGGCGGCTGCTGGTGGTGGGGCAAGTACTTGGATTGAATTAACCGACACTGACCCTGCTAATTACACGGGAGATGCTGGAAAATGTGTAGTGGTTAATGCCGGAGAAGATGGGTTAGAATTTGGGCCTATTCCTGGGGGAGCTTTTACTTCACGATTTAGTGCATATCTTAGTTCAAATCAAACTCTTACTACTGGAACTTGGACAAAAGTGTTATTTAATACTGAAAATTTTGATGGTGACGGGGAATATGATAATGCAACTAATTATAGATTTACCGCCACAAATGCAGGTTATTATTTTATAGGTGGGGTGGCTCGTTTTACAGCATTAGGTACGGATATAGTATTTGGTGTGGCTCTGAATAAAAATAGTGGAACTTATTTGAATGTAAACATGGCTAATGAGGATGCCAGTGCAAACCGTGCACTCGATATTTTTATCATTGTTTATTTAGCTGCAAACGATTATGTTGAACTTGAGGCACGTCAAGATAGTGGCGGTAATGCAAATGTAGAAGGTGGGGCAAATAAAACTATATTTTTTGGCCACAGGTTATCATAGGAGTATAAAATGCCAATATTACAACCACAAGGAACAGCAGGTTGGACTTTCAACGAACCGGGTAGACAATTTGTACAATCACACGGTAATGTATTACCTGCCGCTAATATAACTCCTGAATCATATCTGGAAGAGCAGATACAGTCCGGTAGACAACAGATCCAAGATAAGTATGCCCTTCAATGGAAAGAAGTGAATAGAAGTAGACAGTTCCTCGGTGCCGGTAAGAGCAAACGTATGCTACGAGAGATTGATACTAAGGCTAAACAAGAGATGCTCGCGTTCAATCAACAAGCACAACAACAGATGGCACAAATACAGAACATCAATCGACTCGCAGAACACGGTATGATCTCCGATGTTGATGAGATTAAAGCCAGAATAGTATTTGGACCTGATGTGGCCAAATCTATGTATCCACAAAGAAAAGAGGAAGACATACCACAGATGTTCGGCAAACTTGATATATACAGCGAAAGAATTTCTGATGAACTCAATAGGTTTAGAGAAGAACCACCTAAACCGCCATCTAAACTTGCTTTTATCACTCCTATCACCGGAGCAATTTCTACATATCGTGCTATGCGTGATCTCAAAAAGAGAAAAGTAAAGGTGTGGGATCCGAATACGGGTGATTGGAGAAAAACTTATGCTTCACCTGAAGAAATTGCGGAATATGATTTCTGGCGACAACAGAAAAAAGATGTTGCTACACGTAAAAAAGAAGTAGCAGCAAGATTCGGTGTAAGTCAAAGAATAGTTCAACCGGGCACTAAAGGTGGTACATTCGGTGATAAAATTGCCGAGTCTATGGGTAAGAAACAAACGAAACGACATGATCCATTAGGACTGTTTGAATGAATATAATTGAGTTCAGACGTCAATATCCACAGTATAATGGTTTCTCTGATGATACCATAGCACGTAAAATCCATGCCAAACATTATGCAGATGTAGACTATAATGAATTTGCAACTCGGTTCGGAGTTAGGAAAACCCCAGCCCAACAGATAGGGGTGGCAGCCAAAGAAGTGACTGAGGCACAACGACATGTCGCAGAACTGCCGCCTGAACCTGGTTACGTTCCTGAGTTCGCACCTGTTGAACCTGGTGCCTTATCTGAGAAACCACCAACCAGTCGTCAGATCTATCTCGGTGATCTACGAAAGATCTACCGCGAACCCGGTACCACAGAACAGCGGGAAGAGAAAGCCAGAATAAGGACCAGAGAAAGACTTTGGGAGCGTGCGGGTGAAATCCAGACGATAGCACAAGATCCTGTAACCAGACAAAGATTGCAGGAAAACAATCAAGCACTAAAAGATAAATTCCTTAACAAAACATATCGCCGGTGGGAACGTGGTGAAGTTATGGTTGTCGGCGGTGGTTTATATTTACTCGATACATTAAGTAATTTAAGTCCACTTCGCGGTATGCCTGGCATGAAGGAATCAAGAGAAACCGTTAGTGAATGGTCACGTTTGATGCACCAGGCATTACAAGAACCAGAGATGCAGCCAGTGATTGAGAATACATTCGATAAATATTTCGGCGGTACTGTTGAAACCGGTCCTTTCCTCGGAGCAGCTATAGGATCAGCGGTACTTACTGGTGGTACCAGTATACCTGTATCAGTATCTGGATTCCTTGTAGCATTTGGTGTAGAAGGCAATAATATTTATCAAACTGCACTTGATCAAGGTAAATCAGAACGTGAAGCAAGAATACGTGGTATTGTAGGTGGTATTATTAACGGCGGTATTGAAGTTGCTGGTGGTGGTGGTACTAAGTATCTCAAAGCAGCACAATTAGCTACTGTAAAGAAACTTGGCAAGGCCAGATATTTTGGTAAACGTGTTTTGCATACAGCTTTGTCTGAAGGTTTGAAAGAAGAACTACCACAAGAATTAGTAGGTATGGTCTTGGGTGATGATCCACCGAGAAATCCTGACGGGTCTATAGATTATTATGCTACAGCCAGCAGATTAATAGACGCCGGGGTCATGGGTACCATACTCGGCGGTACTGTAGATATTCCATTTTCAGCTTATGGCGCGAGTAAGTTGCCTTCATTGCCGAAGGGTGATGTAATAGATGTTGGTAGTGGTAGATTTGCTGTTCCCGGTGTAATACAAACAGAAGCAAATATTATATCTGAAGAATCTGGTAATGCACTTAATCCTTGGATCAAACAAAATGTTACAGCATCTAATAAAGACCGCACATTAGCAATTCAGTCTGCTGAAGATAAGGACATATCATGGATTGGTGAAGTAAATAATACCATCCCAAAAACAGATGTATATTTCGTTAAAGACATGGCTGAGGCTAAAATGTTTTTAGCTAAATCAGGTTATGATCATATAATATTTAACGCTACTGACATTACTAAAGAAGGTGTAAAAGAGTTAGCTAAGGATTTCAAAGGCGAAGTTTCTATAATTATAAAAATGATTCCAGAAGAATTTTCACTTTACGAAATTCCTCTTGTAAAGGATGAATCTAAATTTCCGCAGATAACTCGTATTAAACAAATTCTTAGTAAAGCAAATATAGAAATAGAAGAGATTGGTGTCACAGGTTCACATGCAATGGGAGTTGCTACACCTGAATCTGATATAGATATTTATGTAAAAGTTTCAGAGATCAATAGAGAAAAAACTGATAATCTACTCATACCGTTAAGTAAAGAAAAAATTGATGTAATGGTAAACTGGCGTGGCATCGGTAAGAAAGGCGGTATATTAAGAGGTGAAAAAACTTATAAACGCCTTATTAAAAAAATTAAAACAGAATTTATTGACCTGAAAAATGTCAAAATGTATAATACTATTCAAACAATAGCTGAAGATCGTGGATTTGAATATAAACCAGGTACAGATCTTAGTCATTTTGAAAGTACACAGCCTGATTTTGCTGAAAGTGAAATTAGGACAGAAATACAAACAGTTGACGAAGCTATAGGTGCTCAACTTGGTCTTAATCCTGTTCAAGTACAGGATAAACTAACTAAGGCTGAAGATCGGTATCGTCTGTTAAAAAATAAAGATGTCGACAAACGCAGCAAAGCAGATAGAGATGAACTTGCTTTCCTTAGTCGTAATCGCGGTGATATTGAAGCGATAGTAAACGACTATACATCTGATAAACCCGTTGTACGCGGTCTATGGAAAAAACCTAAGAAATTGTCTAAGGCTAAATTACTTACTAAAGGACATCAGATGCCTGAACAACTCGGCATAAAAGATGAAGAACGCCGTGACCTTCAAGAGATGGTAACGGGTAAGCGTACTATGGCTGAGATGTCTAAAGATCAAATGATTAAATGGGTGGAATATCTTGAAACCGAACTTGCAGCAAGAGGTGAAGTTTATATTGATAAACCGCCGATATTACCACAGTTGATCGATAGTCTTACAACTGCTGCTAAAGTTCCTAAAGGAAGGATAAGAACTTTTTTGGGGGGTATTAAACTTATCAATGGTATTACAATAGGTAGTTTATGGGCTGATCTAAGAATTATACAACAATGGCTTGAGGCTTTAGATGGTTATAAAGAAGGACCACTTTATCAGCATATATGGAAACGTGTTAAACAATCCGACGAGATAAGAAATGTAAATATAGGTCAAGAACAAATAGCATTTTTTGATATGATTGAAAATCAGAATATCGATAGTGCAATTTGGTGTGGTCATAAAGAAACGATTCGTGAAGGTCTTGAACTTACTCCGTTTGAACAAATAGGTGTTTACTTGCTGGATCAAAATAAAGAAGGCAAAAAGTATCTCAACAGCGGTATGTTGATTACCGACGAAGATGTAACCTTAATAACAAATAAATTAACTGAAGAACAATTAGCAGTAGCCGCCTGGTTAGATGAACAGTATCGATCACAATGGCCGGTGATTAGGGCAGCAGCTATTGAAGTCGGAGTTGATCCTAAATTACTGGAACAAGAATTAAATTATTCACCTATTTTACGTACTGATCTTGAAGATGATGTTGATTTCGTGTCTTTGCTCACAGAACAATTCAATCAACAATCACTCAGGCCGGAAGCTGGATTCCTTGAGAAGCGTAAAAAGCGTGCTATCGGTAAAATCGAACTTGACGCCGGTATGATTTATATGAAAAATATTCAACGGATTGAAACATTCAAAGCTATGGCACCAATAGCTAAAGATCTCGGTAAAATCTTTCACAACAACGAGTTCAAAACAGCATTGAATGAAGCTACTGATGGACGCGGTGTAAAAATTATGAATAAATGGCTCAGAGATCATATACGTGGATTCATGCCTGGCCCGACTAATGCTTATAGTAAACTCATTGCCGGAGCACGACGAAATGGTATAGTTTATGCTATTGGTTATAATATACCATCAGTTATGAGACAAACTCTATCATTACAAAATGCTATAGCTGTTGATCCGTTAATGTGGAAATATATCCCAGCTAATCTTGTCCAAGCAACTACTGATTTCAAAGCAATGCAAGAATTTGTAGATAGCAAAACAACTATACGCAGCACAAGAGAATATGCTCGCGATCTCAGAAAACAGTGGACTGCCAGTGCTCTCGGTAAACGACTTAGGGGCAAAAAACCTTTTAGCGAGCATGCTGTGAGTTGGATTAAATGGATAGACAATCGTACTGTAACTGTAGCATGGAAATCACTTTATGAAGTAGCCATTGAAAAAGGAATAGGAACTATTGAAAACGATCAAGCAGCTATTGATTATGCTGATAAATATACGAGCCGCACGCAGCCAATGGCTAATATGAAAGATCTTCCAGAATTTTTTAGAGGCGGGACATTAGAAAGTTTACTATCTACATTTCAGAATCAAGTAAATAAAAATATTAATTTTTGGGCACACGATATTATTGGTTCGAGAATCGCTGGTGAAATTAATAATACAGAAATGGCTTATCGCATAATGTTTTCTTATGTAATACCAGCTATATTATTCGGCATCATAGGTCGTGGAAGATTACCTCTTAAAAAAGAAGATGATAAGTGGACGCTTGATTGGTTAGCATTAGGTGTAGACCTCACTACGTATCCCGTAGCAGGGTTTATGTTGGCGGGACGTGTAATAAACCGTATGATCCGGGGATGGGGTAATTCTGGTACTGTAGGTGAGATAGCACCAGAAGAAGCGGTTAGACTTACCCAGGCAGCAAAACGTGGTGACATTCCTGGTATGATTAAACATGCTGCTGCTGCTATAGGTGCGGCTACTGGTAGAATACCGGCCCAGGCTATACGAACAGTTAGCGGTGCTATGGATCTTGCAGCGGGTACTACCAGAGACCCCAGGCGATTGATCTATACACAGTGGGCATTAGATCAAGAGAAAGCAAAGAAACCAAAAGCGGGGATGCAGAAAAGACGTGCCCCGGCAAGAAAGGCACCATCCAGAAAGCCAGGATAATTATGACAGATTCAGAACGCGACGAACTATTAATCGAAGTAAGACAAGACATCAAGTGGATCAAAGACTGGATTAAAGATCAGAGTAAATATAAACTAATGGTGTGGGGTGCTTTAATCGCCGCTGTCATCAGTTTGGTTGCTAAATAATCCATTACCATTGCACCCCTATAAAGAAATTTAACCAACGCACTTCTATATGCCAGTAAAAAGGAAATGATCTTTTATGTTTTCCAATTACTATCGTTGGAATAATATAGATCAATCTCTTAAATGTACTTTTATAAAAACTCATCTTATTCTCCCACCAATGCCCTACCAACCTGGTTACTTATCGGTATACCTTGGGACCAATGTATTTCTACTACAGGCGGTGTTTGTTTTAGATCTATTTGTTGAAATGATTTAGCTGAGTTTAGAGCATTTAGAGTTACTTCTTCGGGTATTACACAAAACAGACCATCACGACACCAAAGTATCGGCATTGCCCCCATATTAGTTAATCTCTCAAATATCGTTTTGTCAATGATTATTCTATCATGCGAGTCTTTGATTATAAACATGAATACTTCATTTATGTTCATCATTCCAAATTCTCCTGAGCTCTAAATATTCTTCGGGGTGATCGCCACTATGTAGCTGCGGCCTAAACGCACCCCACATGTATGTACCGACCCAATTCCCCCACGGCACATCTTTAAGAATCCTAATTCCATAACGGCGATCATAACAGATCACAGCTATATACCAGGTCCGACCATGTGCAGATGTTATTCGTATGATCCAGCCAGGATGAGTTGTCGGGGGAATCGGTTTGAACCCCCCGAAGAACTCAACCTGGCCTTCATACAGGGCACGCGTGATGGCTTTCCGCGAACAGTTACTTTCAAGCCACAGGATTATGTGTGTTCTGGATTGGAAGTGAGTCATAGGGTTCTAATATTCTCGTAACTATAACCATAACCTTCACCACAATTCTTATCATTTTCTCCTGGCCAATGACCATACACACGCCCATCATCAGGATTTATAGCAACATATTGATTTTTGTGTTCCGCCATCTCTTCTGTTACTTTGAATATTAATCTACGTTCACCATTGGGAAAAGTCGCTAATCGCATCGCTGAAGTCGAAGTCTTCTTCGACTTTTTCAAATACTGTTTCAGTGCATCCTCTGCGGCTTTTTTAGTCGGCCAGTAACCAGGGGCTTCACCATATTCATGTCCATCCCAACCTGTACCAACTTTAACTGCAAAGTCTTTATGTAAATATTCAACTTTATCTTTCATAATACGCCATCCGCAATCACCGTCCCAATCTTCAAACTCTATCACCCACCCTTTAGGGCAGACAAACGGCTTTTCCAATGCTTTGATCGCTTCAAACGTTTCTGTACTGATGTTTTCCAACGGCACTTGTCTGCCGTCTACTTCTGCTGTGATTTTAATATTTGGCATAAATTTCCTTTCAAAGTTAGGACATGTTGTTACTGGATCTTTTGCCCCCTCTGTAAATCTCATTTGGTAACACCATCGGGATCCAGTAAAATATACACAGTCGCCACATGTTAATTGTTTCATCAATCCACTCTCCTTTTAGCCTTGGCCACGATAGTCTCAACTTCTTCGGGACTGTAATCGCCCTTACGCTTCAGAGCACGACCAATGGCGGTACCGCCTGTGAAGCCCGCAAGTATCCCAAGTAGACTAAACGGTTGATCTTCATTACCGACAATGACACCTTGAAAATACTCAGCCTCTTTAATGTTACCCGTTATGAAACCGATGGCATCACTATTAGCATTGTTATCATCTTCTGCTGCTCGAAGATAGCCGATCTGCTCTGTACGATGTTTAATTACGATCTCAGTACGAAGTTTCTTAGCGTTATGCAGCGAATCGATTTCCTTGAAACCATCGAGCGATCCATGAACATATTCATAGGATTGTTCTGTTACCGTGCATGGTGTCACCCGGTCCATCATGGATCGGCAACTGATCACGGCCAGGCATACGATACATGCTACTACTAATAGAATGTTTTTCTTGTCTTTCATTTTTGTTCCTTTTCAATTAAAACCTCTACTCTTTTTATAATGGTACCGTTTACCATCTTTTTCATTTCCGCAGGCACAAAACATTGTTCGTAATTTTTCATCTACATCTTGATAAACTTTCCCCCATTTACGTAATTGGCTTCTTTTCGCTCGTTTGCGTAATTTGAAAGATATTATTTCATCCATATCCCAATATAACGCTTTACGAAGTTCATCATCTGATATTTTTTTAGCGGCGACCAAACTTTTTATAAAATATGGTACCGTAATTTTGAAATGCCATATTCTTCCTTTGTTTCGTAAATGGTCAAACCAGTTTTTATATTCTTTCACGGAAACTGTAAATTCAGCTACGAACCAATCATCATTAATCTGATGAATTGATACTACAAATCCAGGATCAGGTGTTTTTGTATTTTCTCTTAAAATTTTTCCAACTTGTTCTGTTAAATTCATTTCTGTTCTCCTAACCTTTAGGTCTACCTAAATACTGCGAGTACACCCAATCTTGTAGGGCGATACCCTTATAACAATACTGTCTTCTACCATCCACCAATGGACGAAACTGTACAACAGTTGGACATGCTTGTTTAAGCCAACGACCGAAGTAATTTTTGTTGCCGGCTTTATGTCCTGATTTATGACACCAACATGCCCAGGCTTCATATAACTGATCTGCAAGTACAAAAACTTTCGGATGTTTCTCGCAACACTCACCAGCAAAAGCTGTAACTGGTGCTGTTATCTCTGTCAGTTGTTGTAAGAGTGGTGCCGAAGACTTCGGCATAGTAAACTTGCCTTGCTCTCTTAAACTTTTCAGGCCGCGCAAAGCAAAATTAATCAGTTTACCTTCACTGGCTTCCTTCTTCATACGTTCTTTAAGAGTGAAATCTTCTTTGCCAACATATGAATTAGGAAAATCGAGAATGATAGATCTGGCTACAAGTGCTTTAGCCGGATCTGAAAAACCAGGAAGATTATTCATAGCTATGGTAAATCTACAAGTCAAATAAACATCAAATGATGTGATATACTTAGGATTTATTGTCACTGGATCACCGCCGCTTATCTGCAATATCGTTTGAAGAGCAGCATCAGCTTCACCTCTTCTCGGTGTTCTCGCATCACCAAGTGTGGCAGCAAGTTTGCCCGTTAGTGAAGATAATCCATGTGTGTTGGCCAATGCTTGAAAACTGGTAGCACAATATTGGTTTTTACCAAGCATACTATGCAGTGTTTCGAGTATAGTACCTTTCCCTGTTCTCGGATCGCCAATAAAGAGCATCACTTTTTCCTGGGTCATATCCGGCACAACATTATAACCAAACCATTGAGATAGCGTTTCTATACATTCAATATCTTCATTAAGTATTTGGTTATAAGTATCTATACACAAATTGGATTCGGCATCAGGATCATAATCATAGGGGAAAATACTATAGGTAAATAATCGAGGGTTAGACGGTAGCAAGTCTGTACAACCTGTTTTTATGTAATTTTCTACGTCAAGCATACCATTTTTGAAGATGATAAGATTATTAGGGTGCGGATGGTCCTTATCATCTAACCAGACAGGGGGATCTCTTTCTATCGGACACCATGTGTTTAAAGCATCGATAATATCATTCACTTTCGCCCTGGTAGGTTTATAAGGTGCTACTTCTAAACCTTGTGCAGTCACCTTTACATACTCTTTACCTTCGAGAAACTTATACAAATTACCTTTGAATGCCGACATCGACAGGTTTTCATAGTGGTCTTCCTTCCATTCTATCCACTGACCACGATAACTTCGTAGTATAGGCACGCCGTTTAACATATGAGATTCATTCATAAATCGTTCGGCTATAAGATAAGCTACATCACTTGCAAATAAATTAGGATCAATTAATTCAGCTTTCTCAGCATGTTTACCAACATACTCAAATAATGTCCCTTGTGTTAAACCGCGTTGTACCCATTGTCGCAGATCTTTAATTCCTTCTGGCGGGAGAATGCACTTAATATCCTCGACCATATTTTTGATGTTAAGATATGTTTTTTGCATTCCCTTTTTGCCAATACCAGCATCATTGTCACCTATAATCCAAACTTCTTTACCCGCCAGAGGCATTTCACGAATGATCGCCATACCCCCTTTAGCAAAAGGCCGGCCAATCGCCACAAAGCCCAGATCCATAGCCGCCAGCACGTCAGATGCTCCTTCCACAATGATGATCGGTAAATCGGTATCTGGGAGAATCGAAGCAGTTCCTTTATTTTGTTGTCGTTTGCGAATATGAAGATGCCCGCCACCTGGTAATTCTCGTATTGAGCCTTCATGTATACGATTGCATATGACAGCAGATGGATCCTCTGGGTTGTCAGATGATACCATACACCATCTTGTACTCGCACAGATTGGGCAGATGAGATCTGCTCGGTCTTGGATATTGATCCATTGACACTTTCCCGCGTCATATCTTTTATCTCCTATTTCGTGGTCTTGATTAAAAGCATAGATCAATCCTCGTTTAGATCCTTCTGTTGTAAATTTTTTACCATTATGGTATCGTCTAAGTAAACCAATGATGTCACCCTTAGCATCACGTTCAGCAAAAATCCAGGCATACTCACCTGGATAATATCCTACTCCGAGTTTTTCCAGAGATTCTACAGTTACATTAAGTTCTTCGGCAAAGAGTTCTAACATCCCTGTATTTACATTATTCTTGAATACTTCAAACTGTTCGGCAAATGTTAGATCCATCATGTTCTCCATAAAGTCGATAGGTAGGATTCCCGACAGACCCTACTGCCTTGAATCGAACAAGCAGAATGCCCTCAGCCAGAGGAAGTCCTTGTGCTCGGTTGCACTATCCTACCTATCGACATTCTTATTTATTAAAACTTAGCAACGTGTTCAAGTGTTTTCTGCCCGATCTGATACCACTGTTCCTCGGTGATAGTCTCTGATGTGGCATCGGGACCAGCGATTTCAGCGATGGAACTATGCCACACTTCAGTGATTGTATCATCATCAATGGTGGGATCACGTAGTTGTATAATGTCATTCCACGCTTCACCCATAGTACACGCAGTTTTATCAACCTTTGGTAATGGCACTTTAGCGGCTTTTGATGGTGGTTTAGGCGGAGGTGGTGTTGAAGCCTTCTTAGCCGCAGCCCTAATCTTAGCTGATTTTTCAGCAAGTTTACGCTGTTTTTCTTCTGGTGTTGGCGGTATACCCTCATCGGCTGGTACTTGTGCTGAACACATTGTGACTGAACCTTTGGTAATTTTAGCCGGTGCTTTGACGGCAGTTGCTGTAGGTTTTGGTGTCGCATGTTGTGCACCAAGAGCAGCAAATTGTTTGTCAAGATCTTTTAGTTCTTTAGCATCAAGCTTACGAAGTTGTTGTCCCGGCTCGGCATCATATACATCAATCCAGTTGACTTGATATGGATATGTAGCTTCTTCGTAAGTATTCTCGCCTATTCTAACCTGGAACTCAAGATCAGTGTATTTACCAGCGGCGAGTGCAGCTAATGATCTGCCATCCCAATTAAAGACCTTCTTGACTTGATCCATACTAAGCGTAGGTCCGATCTCTCCACCCTTCTTTTTAATGGAACCATAAAGGCACAGATACGCAGTGATCTCGGCGTTGTACTCACTGTAATCGAGCCATCGTCCTTCTTTTGCATCATAGATCTCTGTTAGAAAAACTCTCACATTAAACCACGGCAATACTCTATTTAGTTTTTGCGATTCCTTGCCGTCTACTCCGTACTCAAGAACTTTACAATGAAATGTTCCAATACGATCGAGTCCCATGTTTTACCCTTTCTAATTAAAATTCTATACATGCTACAAAACTTATTTCCGAAGTATATAATTCATCATTGAAATTTTTATCTTCTTTGGCTTCTTTTTGGGCCAATGCCAGAGCTTTATCTCCTGCTCCTTTCCCTGTTTCTGCCAATCCATGATAAGTATCAAAACATCCTATCTCTTCGCCACTTATAGCTACTTTCCAAACATTCATATTTTACCCTTTCTAATTAAGTATATTGTTCTAAATCTATTCCTGTTTTTTCATAGATACGTTCAGCTAATTCAATTACAGCAACATTACAGCTTAAAGCATAATGACCGTTTCTACTTCGCCATTTGAACACTTGCATAAGTAATTCTCTTAGTTCATCGTCTTTAGCTATTTCTTCAATTACATCATTCATGGTTTTTTCCTTTTACAAACGACACATAGTTTTTCAGTATCCGGTATCGGTGTACCGCACGAAGCACACCGTGTTAGCCCTGTACTTGCTATTAGATCGTTCACGTCTTTTTCCGTCACTGGTTCTTTTGTTATTTTAGGATCATATCTCCGCATGAACGCATTATACTGTTCATCTGATATGATGTTACGTTTATGTTGTTCCTTTATTATCAGCAGTGACATATGTTCAAATGCTACACGATCACATGCCGCTTGTTTTCCACCATCACCATGACAATGTTTGAACTTCAACCCGGAACCACAGGGACATGGATCTGCTCTACCGGGTGCTGGTCCTCTTAATTTTATGCCCATTAGTCACCACCTTCCTCTGGGATGTCACGCCATACCTCATCAAACAAGAACCGCCATATCGAATCGTCAGCCGGACTATCAAACGATACCACTGGAAACTTTGGTGGTATACTCCGCGACTTAGCTTTATAGTGTACTTCAGGAGCGTGGACATGAATAATCCTATTACCGGTTGAAGTAGCCTTGGCAATTTTGGCTTTATCATCGTCTTTAGCAGCTATCACGCCCTCATTGCTGATCTTAAATACATGATCGGCCCATTCGCACCACATACCCCAAATTGACGGAGCTACTTTGCCGTATTGAAGGGCTAATTTAGGAACATCACATAAATAATTTTCACCGCCGGAGTGAGCTATTTCAGCTTGTTGCATTTGGCAAAGGATACAGACATTTTTGCCACGCCGGATTAAAGCATCATAATCTGCGAGTGGTAAACGCATGGTGTCGTATATGTGACGGTGGCCGTCACCGTATCCATACTGTTTAATGTGCCTCATTGACTCACCTTTGCTGTTTTTTATATTTTCAAGCACCCAAGGGAGTACCCAACTTTCAAGAATGGTACCAGTATCAGTAACATATGATTCGTAATCATTGAAAAGATCTAATTGTTGTGTTACCATTCTATAATCATCAAATGTTTCTATGCCCGGAATATATTTTAACTTCTCGCCAGTTTTAGGATTTCTGATTTTACGACCGCCGTCATCAAGACCGGCGAAAACAGGTGTGGGCAACATTGAAGCAAGTGTCGTTTTACCCATACCCGAATCGGCGTAAACAATAATTTTTTCACCTTCATTGGAACCATCCCAAGTTGCTACCTGAAATGTCTTATTAACTTTTTGTGTCTCCTTCTTGGCCGCTTTTGGTTGGGCGGACACCGGGGCAGGGGGGGCCTTGGGTAGTGACTTTTTCGGTGGTGGAGTTTTTGGTAATGTCATTTTGTTTCTCCTGTTCTAATTTAGAGTATATTTCGTCTACTTTACGACTGGCACAATAATCGGCCAGGTGAATTAGGTTAGCAAAAGTTTTATGAACTGGATTTGTTAGACTGTTTGGTTTGTACTGAAAATTAGTAGTCCAAATCCCCATATGACAAGCTATTCCATAATAAATTCTTTCCTCCCATTCTGATATTGTTAAATCAAAACCAGTATCAAATATCATAGCTGCTAATGTCACCCCATGTGTCCCTGTTACACCGGATTCAAGTGGACGACCATTTGAATCTAAGCCTTTGCCGTTCTTGACCATATCGTGCATCAGAAGTGTTGCCACAACTTCATCTTGTAACTGTCCTGGGGCGATGTTTTTTAGTTCGGATGATGTACCTAACGCACGCAGTAATTCAATCCCCCACCATACGGCAAGTTTGGTATGCCGGACCAGACCACCTACACCGAGTGCTATTTGCGGGTGATACTTGCCAGATGTGCTACACGGACAAGTCCAGAAATAGTCCGGGCAGAGTTTGTCGAAACAGGTGATGACAAATTGTTTGATGTCTGGATCATGTATCAACAATAGTTCTTTTTGGAATATGGTTTCAACTTTCGTCATTTTAATTCTCCTTTAGATTAATCCTAATTTTTTACATGCTTTTCTAAAGGCTCGTGCAGCTTTGGTCTTATCATCAAATGAACCAATAGTAACTCTTACTTTCCATTTCTTTTCTCTCTCATTCCAACTTACACCACGTTGTTTACTTTTGCCATAACCTCTTTTGTTCCTATTGTTCTCACTTGGCGAAACAATTCTTAAATTATGTCTGCGATTGTTAAGGCCATTTCTGTTTATATGATCGGTTATTTTACCATCGCCTATTTCCAAACCTAAAATCATTCGGTGCATAGAAATCATAGCATGTTTACCATTTTTTGATGGTAAATTTGTTAAGGCATACCAACGACCATTGCGATGTTCATTAGCACACCATGTATGCTTAGATACTAATTCATAATCAACATCATCTACAATCGCATACTTGCCTTGTGTTAGTTTTATTTTTCTCATTTGAAAATCCTTTTCATGCCGTCTGGAACGTGATCCGGATCAATAGTTTCACGATTATAACACTGACCTATATAATCACATCGAAAAGTAGTTTCACATTGGTGCTCGTTAGTATAGTACCTACCCGATCTGATCATGTACTGCATATTCTTAGCAATGTCGTAAAGTTCTTGCTCAAATGCTTTTAGCTCGGCGTCAGTTTTGCTAAGTTCGATACACCTGAAGTAGAACTCAGGACGCTTAGTAATGTCTTTGAGCAATCGAGCACCGAACATGTCAGGAGTTTCACGAATGGCGAAAGTGCCTTCTTTTTTGCCGGGTTCGATTTCAGCTACTGTGTCATTAACTTTAACAGCAGGTTCTTCACCTTTTTCACCAGCCCATATAATATTAAACTTCTGCCCCATATACTCATTAGTTTCAACAAACTTTTTACTGTCACCCTGGGTGAGTTTCTTCGGACTAATCTGCGGTCTGTGATATACGTCGTATTTTACTGTGTTGATGAGCGGATTTAATGCACTCATTATGCTACACGGCAACATATCATCAAATTGCATTCTCCTGGCAGCATAGATATACATAGTAGTCTGAGTGTCGAGGTTCAAATGACCCCAATAAGTTGAATCAGGATCAATAGACTTACTGGTTGACTTATGTTCTTTGACAGCGATGCCATTAGCGATCTCAATTAGCTTATCAATTTTGCCTTCAATAAACACATCAGGCACAGGATAGCCGGTCTGGGGGTTAAGTAACGGCAAACTAAAGTATTGTTCTCTGGCAACAACTGGTTCCTGTTGCTCGCCATAATACCAACGATAACCAGCAAGTGCGTGAAGCAATGTCACTCGCTCGATTTCTTTCGCAGTAGGATCAGCAAACTCTATACCTTCGTAAGCCTTGTTCAACACACGAGTTACAGCTTCTATGATGTCGTCGGGAACTTTACCGGTGCCTTGACAGGTTGAACATTCTGGATCTGGTGAACCTATTCCTGCTGCTGGCGTTGCACAATAACATTCGCTTCCCGGCACCAAGCTGGCAATTTCTAAAATTTGATGCCAAAAAGTACCTATTCTTTGAGATTCTTTATCTTCAATGGGTCGGATCCCTAATACATAAGCGTTTCTAAATCTTATTGGGCACGCCTTAAATGCAGAAATGGAAGAAGCAGATAAAATAAGTTTCTTCATTTTGGTTTCTCCAATGTACTATTGATTTTCTTACACCTATTACATATTCGTACCCAATACCATGTTCGGGCGTCTGAATATCTTTGACCCGTCCATTCAGACCAATCATGTTCACCTTTCCACCAGCAGATCAATCTTCCGAACATATTCTGACCCCCAGATTACGTAGGCTTTCTTCTGTAAGATCATGTAGACTACGAATCGCACTTATTAATTTTATCCGCACGCATGAACGTAATTTTTTATAATCTTTGTTAGATTTTATCCCTGTTTCTAATAAATCTTTTATCTCTGTATTACAAAAACCAATAGAACTACAAGTATGAATGTCTACAAACACAGTAAGAATATCATGGAAAGCACGACTCTGTAATGGTTCTGTTATATGAAGATCGGCAAGAACATTGTAGTTTTTACAAATATTTTCAATACATACTTTAATAATATCAATATGTTCGATTTTCATACCCATTCTCCCATAAAATATTCCAATTCCTTAACACCATGAACCACAAAATACAATCCATTATTATCACGAACTTCTTTCATCCGTTTTTGTTGTCCTTCGCTTAATGTACCACCTGATCCACGTTTGGTTTCAATTTCAAAGTGTTTACCCCCATGTTGTTTAAGCATACCATGGATGTCACCTGATCCCTTTATTCCATATGTGCCATATTGTCTACGGTCGTTTTGAAGCGTAGCCGCATCATGCCTGTTACAAAATACCCTATGTTCTATTAACCAACTTAAACAATCAGCGAGAACTTCATGTTCAAGTTTCTTAGGATCTACCGGCACTACTGGATGTGTTCGTATTGAACCATCTTTAGCCCCGATCCGCTTCACTCTTTCTCCCCTTCGGATCTGACCTATGGCGTTGGCCAGGTCATTGAATTTTTGGAGTTTGGTTCGGCGTTTCATCTCGCTCTCCTCAACTTCTGCCGTACCCATTCCAACCAATTAGTTTTCTTCAGATACGCCATAAGTCTCTCAGCATGTGCTTCAGGTTCTATTACATCACACCGATGAATCGCACGCCGGACCGCATAACGGATTAGGTCTATGTGGTGTTTGAATGTTTTATGTTTGATGCGTTTCACTTATAACTCCTGCGAAAATCGCTTTTACTACAAAGGTTTTTTCTTCATCTCCCCAAATTACAGGTTCCCCGGCCAGTAAAGGTTCTGTTCCTTTATATCTAACTTTAATTCGATGTGTAGGCATTTTTTTATTGGGGGGAACCCATATAAAAGTATGTTTTATCCGTTTCAACAACCTACCAGGGCACACAACAGCGGCCCCACATGCAGCAGTTATAGATTTAAGAAAGGTCCGACGGTTCATCCAAACGTCCTTTCTGCTCTATCTACGCATTCTTGTAACTCTTGCAACATTTCTTCTTCTGCTATGTCAGCCTGTTCCGGGGTCAACCATTTTTGAAAAGACCAATGTGATCCCCATATTTCCAACCACAGTAAATCAACATTTGTTTGCCCGATCATTTACAATACCTTTCACTAATCTGTCCTTCGGCTGCCAACGGCAATCCTTTAGCCCAAGTTGGACCTTGTTCCATTATGTTAATCATTGTAGCTAAACTATATCCAGCTTCTTCTGTTGGTACACACCCTACAAGTTCATCATATGAATGTAACACTATCTTAATTCCGCACCGTTCACAACATAACAACCAATACCCCAACAGATCACGACACATCGCCTGAATGAGATTCTCCGTGATCGATCCGCCCCAAAGATGTCCGTGTAGATACCTAATACTATCATCTTTAGGCGATACTGTAGCAAAACGATAGTTCATTACTCGTCCTGATGGGAGTCGCATTTTTGTAGTAGTCCCGGATCGCCAGAATCGCAAGGAAGCATTGTCTGATATTTTATATTCAGCCCGTTCACTTGAATATTTGGTTGGCCATCGGAAGCATCGTTCGATTTCGGTCCAGAAGGCAGGAATGTTAGCATATCTGGTACGGTAAATTTTAATAAGTTTATCAATAAAATTCCAGTCGTACTCTCCATTATCGAAGAGGGGACGGAGAGTATCATTTTGTCGGCACCGATCAAAAAAGGTGTTAGTCCCCATTCCATACCCGCAACCGAGTATGGCGTCCTTCCCAAAGCCTCTTCTAATATCAGCCGTTTGGCCTTCAGGAGTTTTCTTTTCTTCCTCGCTTGACTTCCAAACTTTTGCTTGAAATAATTCCGAAGCGAACTCAGAATAAATATCTTCGCCATTTGCAAACCCTTTCACAAGATCGTCCTGGTGTGCAACCCAGGCTAATTCACGGGGTTCAATTTGTGCACTGTCAACTATTAACAATGTATGATCTTCAGGTGCCATCAATGTATTACGCACCTGTGCTATTAATGGATGGATTGGTCTTCCGCGGCCCTTGCCGCCCAGGTTCATTGGGTTCCAACCACCTGAACCAGACCAACGTCCGGTATGGGCACCATAATATTTCAACGGCATACGAATCAATCCACCAGAACATTTGGTTTGGGTTATCATGCGTTGGACTTTGCTCTGATGTAATGGCCAGCTTGAACAAGCCGCTTTCGCCCGGCACAGTTCACGCACTTTTTGATTTTTATGTGCTAAGAGAAGTTGAAAAGCTATATCGTCCTGAGCAAGAGCCGGGATCATTTTATTCTTGCCTTTCTTCATTGGTACTATTTCGCCTTCAGGTAAAATATCTTGAAGAATCTGCAGGAAGATTTTCTTGGCACGCATTATTTTTGGGATGTTCGGTTTTGCTTTAGTTCTGTATTTCAGGGCCCACGCAACTTTTCGCAGATCTCGCTGTAAAGCACCCGCCATTTCCATCGAAAGTTGAATAGCTTGTTTAACATCCAAATTGAGAACCGGTCTAAGATATAAATTAAGTGTATGACGAGCCAGATCAAGCTCCGTAGCAGGATTATCCAGCTTCGGTAATAAAATTTCCAAAAGCGATTTTTCATTCTTAATATCTCCCAAACAATATTCTTTCATAGCCTGCTGTTGTTCTGGTGTCATCGTTTCCCAATACAGTCCTTTGAATTGCTTAACATCGCCTTTGGCCGGGAGTTTGAACAATTTACACAGGTCACTTAATTTCTGACTCATACGACTATCGTGGTAACGTGACAGGTCCTCAATATCAATAGTGTATGGTGGGAAAATGCCAAATTTTTCAACCAGAATCAGGCAATCGAACTTGTTATTCTTTGCAATTACTGTACAGTTGTGCAATGCTTTGCCGAACTTCTTTTTTAATTGTTTTATAGCCCAAGGTACATAAGGACCGGGGATGAATCGCGGATTATCCCACCAATCTACTCGATAGTTATCTGATCCCATTTGGCCAACACCGCCAATCTGAACACCGAGACCGGTAAAAGCAAACCGAGGATCAGTGACATATTCAACAATGGATAAGGCTTTCTTGTCTTTACCCATATGGTATTCTGAATCGAAGTATGTCTCGAAATCGAGCAGCAGGACATCAGATGGCCAGTTTATATTGTCGAGGATTTTAGTGATCATTTAATTACTTCTACATCGACTGATTCGGAATAGTAACCGTTCGATTCACCGTACCATCGGATAGTTACAGTTCCTTTAATGGTGCTTAAAGTATAAAATGTCCAGGTGAATGAATCCTGGTACTCTATCTTAACATCTGGGGGATTTTCTTCACTATTCGTTTTCTCGAATGCCTGTACGATAGGAGTGTTTAATAAATCATTAAGATCTCCGCATATATCTTCTACTGCGACTGATTCGCAACAGTCTTGATAATGTAACATCCTGTAAGCTATATTATCCGAAGTGTGGAAAATAATTTCTTCGTTATCATTATTATCGATTTTAATAAGTGTCTTGCCAATTAGTTCTTCAATCATCTCTATTTTCTCCTTCCGCCCTGCAACGGGACAGTTAGCCCTTTGAGCAGTTTCCGACGAGCCATCTTGCGTGCTCGTCGGGCTTGTTTGTTGGGTTTGTGAGTTTTGTTACCCTCAGGCTTGTGACTCATTCTTGATTTCCTTATAGAGTTTGTCGGAGATTTCAACTACTTTGCCGTAAATACCACCGAGACGGGTCACAGTAACATCAACCACAATTTTATGCTTCGGCGGTACCAAACTTAGAAAACGCTCTTCGATGAACACTACTTTACCGGAGTCAACGGCTTGGATCACGGTGTTGTTACATGATCTACTACTGCCGGTAGCAGGAAAACTACAACCAGTTTCGATTACTTTATATTGTTTACGGATGTAACCAATACAATTTATATATTTATCACCACCTGGACCATGAGTAAGTCCACCATTTTCAACGGTTCTCGACCAACTGCCAGTATCAATTACTACAATGTCACCTTTTCTCATGTTATTACCTTTCCATTTCTCTTGACTAAACCTTGTCTTTTTAGTTTCTCAAATTCAACATCAAACTCAGCACGTGTCATGTCTGTTCGAGCATAACGTTCTCGCAGATCTTGTTCTTCACGTGTGGTACTGTGTGGTCTATAGGTGTCACCCTTGCCCATTATTGTCTCCTATGTGTCACCATGCGATGATACATTATCCACAATGTTATCACCGCTAACCATAAACCTAATAGTTCTCTCATTTGAACCTCGAATCGTGATATTTTTCATACCGTCCACACGGCATAGGTTCTACATAAGGTACACCATCTATAATAACGACAGCACTGATAATACTACGCTGTTTTAGATCCATACCGTATGCAAAGGCTAATGCTTTATCATCAATACCACATCCAGTATCCACAGCTACTATTCTACGCATTGGATTAGCATAATATTTTACACCTGATGCAGTATGATTATGGCCCATTACTACTGTCATGAGTAATTTACTAACCGCATTTGACGCTGGGTATTTGCCACCTTGCCCGGTTCCGTGATAAAAATAAATATCATTCACCACATGATCTTCTTTCCATTTCCATCCAGGCGTCTCCCATATTTGATTATACGATTTAATAAATATATCCGGGATGTCTACACTCTTAGCCCGACGTATGATACGTTTATCGTGATTGCCTAATGTAACTATAGCTTTTGGAAACACATCATGCCATGCTTTAACAGCAGTTTTAGCGCGTCTATATTCTTCTACAGGACCAGGGCATCCAGGTTCTTTTTGGTGAAATGAAATAGCATGAAGATCAATCACGTCGCCGATAAATATAACTTGATCGCAATCCCATTGTTCATACAAATCGATACAGAACTGACGATAGCCTTTGCGGTCCCACGGCAGATGTAAGTCACCGATAACTAAGATTTTACTCATTCTAAATCCTCCAAAAAGTTTTTAACTACTTCAACTGTTCGATCTGCATGAAGATGTGCACGATTCCACGGACGCGGGACTAAACACCCTTGACCACCAGCCTTAATAAATTCATCTATATTCTGATCTTTATCGTCGATAAGAAGTGTATCAGGTCGGGCTAACAGGTGTTTTGGAGCTTGGGTGATGATTGTTTGTTTCAGGTAAATTGCTGGCATTTTATCACGTACCCATAACCATTTGCCGGTAGGGGATTCAACATTAGGCATCGGTACGGTGAGTAAGTAAACTTGTTCTGCAATAAATTTACTACGAATTATTTGTAAAATATCAAATCCATCGTGCATCCATTCAAGGTTTCGCCAGAATGATGTAGTACAAATTGAATCAACCATATCCCGTGTTATTGGCGGATTCCAATTTTCCCAAAAATCATATCGTCGTAATGCTAAACTATTATAGATATAAGGTTTTCCAAATACTTTGTGTACGCCTTTATGAAAATTAGAAAGCACACCATCCATATCAAGAAACACGATTTTTATCATTTCGTTCTCTCTTTATATAATAGATTAGCATCGCTAACCATACTGTATTTACTAACGTCACTGTTAAACTACCAGCAAAACTAAGCCACTGATTAAGATTTGTATAATAATGAATATTCCAGTAGCCCCACAATGTAAAATAACCTATATGTATGAGACTAACACCCCGGACTTTTTTATCTCGATAAAGCTTAATGCAACTAAGCGTGATGAATAAACCACCGAGAAGTTCAAATATTCCGTTGATCACGTCTGACCAATCCATTATTTGTTCCCCAAATACTGTTTCAGTGCATCCTCTGCGGCTTTTTTAGTCGGCCAGTAACCAGGGGCTTCACCGAATTTATGACCTGGTTGCCAACCTGTATGACTATGAAGTTTGAGGTCTTTTTGTAAACAATAATCTGGCAAGTCGAATTGTAATTGAACACCCCATCCACAATCATCATCTCCGTTACCATCATTGAGTTCTATTCTCCATTCTGGGGGACAGATAAACTCATCTGGTTGTTGATCTTTTTCAAGGAAAGGGGTAACACAATCTGGATATTTTTCTATAATCGCTGCGGCTTTAAGATTAAAGTGTTTCTTATAAAGTTTATTCGGATTTCGCACAGGCCGATCATCTACCCAATTCCCCATTAACATCGAATCACGCAGAGTTAATAAAGTTGTTAGAGCTTTTGTAACATGGCTCAGTCCACTATCTTCGTCAATATCTTCTCCTTCAAACCAATCTATAAGATGCCCCATGGCAGCATCATAATATACAGAAGCACTGACCCCCATTACTCGATAATTTTGTCTTCCATATTTTCTGGCCCCTTCTAACATTCCTAATCCCATTTCAAATAATACAGGTCCAGATAATGTAGATAGTGGAGCTTTTTTCATTCCAATCACGTCTTTGGGATTTGTTTCTTTGCATTCGCCACTATTGTGCATATTCGTTCTCCCGTTAAATGGATGACCGGTCCAGTCCCTTTCACTCCCATTCCAGTTGTTACGACGGTCACAGGCGAGGGAGTTGGACCGGTCGAGTTAAAACTTCTGTTCAACATTAACATCCATGCTCGGCTCGTACGATAATATTCTACCCTTAGCTTCAGTAAAAAACATTCCTTTATCCCGTGTTCGTTGAAGTGTTTTGTAAACTGCGTTCAGTGATAATCCTATATACTCTGCTATTTCATTTACTTCCCAACCTTCGACCATATAATAATGATATATTTGAGCTTCGTGTTTGGTTATAATTGGAAAATATTGTGGCAAGGTTTCTTTTACAGCAGCTAATAATTTACTTATAGCTTGGTGGCTAATACTCATCTGTTTCGCTGCTTCAACTTGGTCCAACCCTTCAAAATCCTGATGACATAATCGAAGTGCCTGCTCTTGTTTTTTAGTAATCAGTCGTTTTGCCATAAAAGTATGTCCTCTATATTACCGGAAAAGTAGCCTTCTATGCAACCTTTCCAGAAATAAATCTTAAAATTTTCTGAAAATACTTTTATAGGACTCGTTTAAGGGTTTTGCGTATCACTTCACGCCCCTGAACGCTTTGGTTCGCCGACAGTTTTTGCAGGTTACGTGGTTTTTATGGTAAGTGCTATACTTGTGGCTCGGTAAGGTACTCACAACTTCGCCACAAGAAGCAGTAGCAACTATAACACACCTATATAATTGTTTTGGTATATAATGCTTCTTCATATCAAACCCTTTCAATTCTGATTTTAACGTTCTCGGTTGATTCGTACGCGTCGAGTGCTTGTTCAAGTAGCTCACGCCATGAATCATAAGCAAATAATTCACTTACGCCGGTATCGAGGTTGTCAAGCTCGACTTCATGCTCGATATATTCATCAAGATATTGAGCCAGCGGCTTCACCTTATCCGGCTCACGACCGTATCGGCTTTCGGCGGGAGTGCCCTGCTTTGTCTCAGTAATAGCTTCGTGCATTATAGTCGCCATATCAGCAGCAGGTTGTTCTTCCCAAACAGATTCATTATTAGTCATTTTATCAAACCAGTCGCGAGCCATTTTACATGCGTCCAATAATCTTATCATATCTCACACCCTTTTTAAAAGTGAACAACAACCAGCCGGTAATGCCGAATCGCTATGCCGGATATTGCAGCCGGTTGTTGTTCTGGTTTCGATTAGTCAACGATATGCACTTCAGCGTTGACGGGGAACACATCCTCTCCGTATAAATTAGAGCAATATTCACCATCTCCTAAATCAACAGCGTCCTGGTCATAATCAGTTTTCATCCATATATTTGTTGTCGCATTTCTGTTCCATTTGAAGCACTGACCTGCTTCCAAATCTTCAAACTTTATCGGTTCTTGCTCTACTTCGGTGTTTACTATTTTCATCTGCTTACCTCACTTTCTGTTAAAATTTCTGTTTGATTTCTATGTCCATCCACGGGCTATACCGTAACGTTTTCCCAATCGGCAGTATTAATGGAAACAATATCGGACATTTTTGCTTAATCCGTTTCATAGCTTCGTATATGCCGTCCTTACTCATGTGCATAAGTTTCGCTGCTGCCGAATACGACAATCCGAAAAAATCAGGACTGCATAACCTGTATATATATTCCTCTTTCGTCGTAATAAGCCTGCCAAAATTTAGTTTAGCTTTATCGCCATGAAACTGTTTAGCTGCTGCGTCATAGGCCTGTGCTGCCTGTATTGCGGTGTCAAATAAGCCTAAATGTATCTGCTTGCCCCTGTGTTGAATACAGGCACGCCATCTGCCCCTATCCAGTCGGACACCTCTATCTTTTTCTAATTTACTTTTATTAAAAGCAGAAAACGGTTTTTGTTTCTTACATTTAGTACATTGTTTATTTTTTGCCATGTCTACGCTCTAACGACTTTCGGCTCGCTACTACTTTTTCATAAGCCAGTTTCGCTATCTGCTCGGCTGCTTTGATTCCATACTGTGCAATGAATCTGGCTGCGAACACTTCAGCTATTTCGTGTACCGGCTTATCCAGTTTGTTACTACGTTTACGGGTCATAATCTACTCCACAACATTACAGCCACTATTCCTGCAACGCCTAACAACGTTAGCATCATACATGCTATGAATCCTGCTACGTACCACATTTGTTCACCACCTTTCAGTCCATCTCCGGACAATCTATGCTTTCCCGCCAATCATCGTCTCTGCCACAATCGGCACAATCAAGACCTTTACACTCCGCTGGTGTATCATAGAATCCATTTCGTTCACAGTCACGTTCAAGTTCTGCACACCGCTCCGCGTACTCATCGACCTGTTCATCGGTGAGTAAGCTCATTGCTACATCCAGTCGTTCGCTGTTTGTTAGTTGTTTCATTAGTCCACCTCAAATTCTACATTGTCAAAATCAGTTTCATCAAGAACAATCTCTTCATTGGTATATTGTTCTTGTACTAAGTCTATTGCGTCATCTTCACATTCTGTTTCTACTGATACAAGTCGACTTAATGTTTCTGTAACTCTGATACGGTATTCTTTCATTTAATCCCCTTTCGCAGTATTTTTGCAGACACACAATAACACTTATGCTTCTTGCCATTCATATCACAGCCGACTACTCGGCCACATTTTTTACAGCGTTTTACATAACGCTCGTCACGGTCTACTTTATTCATATTACCTCACTTTCTGGCCAATCGGCCTAAATCCAAACTCCACACGTTCGCTGTAATGGACGAACGCGGGACGGTTAGTAGTAAACTACTTAATTATCTGCACCTTAACTATACATCAATTCAAATCGGCCAAAACATATTCACCACTATCTATCTTGGCCTGCGTTTCTCGTTTCGTTTCGCCTAAAAACTGATTCCGATATTTCCCTGTGGTCATTGAATAAGCCCAACAGTCTATATCAAGCTCGATTCTCGTCTCGTCCGGTCATATAGTTCTTACAACAATGACACTGCCATAACTTTGAAATACTTCCCTTTTAAGAAAACTGCCCAAAGCACCCTGACCTTCAGTTTCAATGATAAACTGATTCGCCACTGCACGTCCCGTTCTACCTGTCATATTCCTTACTTTCATGTTTTCACCTCATTTCAAAAACGTTTCGATAAATCGTTCTAACATTTCATCCATCACTTCCTGCCTACGGTCTGCCGGTAAGAACAAGTTTACGCAATGTTCCTGCTCCAGCATGTCATGGTGCTCCGTGATGTCTTTGATTGTTAGTGTTGTTTGTTGTATCTGATTCATGCGTGATAAAATCCATCCATCACGTTACCTCGTTTCAGAATGTCCGCTATATAATCAATTGTTTGTAATCCATTCTCCAAAACATCCTTTGGGTCATCTTCTGTAATATAATTAACATCTTTTGCTGATACGGCCAGATAATATCCATTCAACTCATACCAATCGGCGTCAAAAACATCAACTCGTTCTTCTGCCGATAAATCCTCGAAATTCGGTATCAATACTAAATCGTCCGGCACTTTATTACCATACTGGTCATTCATATTATCCTCACTTTCATTATTAGTATTATATCATATTCGATTCAGCTTGTCAAGTAAAATTCGAAAAATAATTGATTCCGGTCACGGACTCCCAAATATGAGCGAGGTTTTTTGCCATAAGCTCTTATCGTTTCATGCCATATCACGGCTTGATATTCGGCTGGCTGTAATCCGGCTGTCGCCGCTTCTGTCCTAACAATCGCCGCGAGCTCGGCATACTTCTTATCAGACAATATTTGCGGATACCCGTAATGTCGGCACATCCAGACGTCAAGTGTTACCTCTTGCAAATTACCTTTGAGATTCGCAGCAAATGCCGTTACTTTATTACCGGATAATGACTTGCGTTGTAATGCTTTGATTATGTTCGGTCGATGTGCAGGTAATGTGCCCCGCATGAGATTATCATAACTTCTTGGTGGTAACATGCCAAAAACAGGCACTTCACGATTTTGCCATACATGATAAATCCGCATGGCAAGTCGCCAATTAGCCGATACCTGTTTACGCGGCGATGTCGCTGCTAACAAGTCAATAAAAAGCTCGGCGTCTGCTCCAAACTCTGCTCGAATGGAGTCTCCACATTCTTTATACCAGTTTTTAGATTCCATATTCCCGCTCCACATATTCTTGCCAGCCGCGTGCGTATGCTCCGTAGTACAATTCCGCATGACCGGCGTGTGTTATCGTCTCCAAATTATTACGACGACAATCCAGCTTATTACCGTTTCGGTGATGAACGTCATAACCGTCGTCCGGCTGCATGATGAACCTGTGTAAATGAACCGTAGTAACATGCGATTTCCGTCGAACCGACCGTGCTATGTAATATCCGCCTTTGCCGTTATGCTTTAACATCCAGCGATATTGCATAACACGGTCGTAATCGATGTCGCTGACTATTGCTGTCTGGTCGCTGTTAGTTAGTGGAATAGTTTTCATGCTGCTGTGCATATTCCTTGCTCAATAAGTGCTGCCGCTGTTCGACCGAACCAGCCTTGTAAACTCCATGCAAGACCGGTGTCAATTAAGTGCTGCCATGCGTTAATCTGTTCCTGCTCTGTTGGTTCATGCTCACAAAATCCCTCTGCTATTGATACTGCTGTGTAGTTATCCATTTTCATACTTCACTTTCTTATCAGCCACTATCGGCCTAAATAGTTTGTTCTGTCCTATACTATTCATAAGTACAGGACAGTAAAAACTATTCTCGCTCGAATTGACGGAGTAAAGCCAGAGCTTTTTCTTCATCGCCCAACATCAATTCATCCTTGACCTGTTGTGCCTGTGCGTCTAGCTTATCGATTTCTTCTGCAAGCTGTTTTTCTGCTTTGACTTTCTTGCTATCTTCCGGCCACACAAAAATCGAATCGAGGTCGAGACGGTATCCGCCGTAGTCCACATCTTTTTTAATTTTCGCTTTGCCGGATTTTATCATCGCTACCTTGTCACGATTAGACAGACATTTGTCTGCATCCGGATATTTGTCGCGAACAGCCTGTGCTTTCCGTCGTTCTATTTCCAACACACGTTGAACTGCATAATTTTTTTCTGCGGCTTTCATTTTTTCCCTTTCAATAAATGGTTAATGTTTTTGGTTTTCTACATTGTTATCATTATATCATAATCGAGACGGGGTGTCAAGGATAAAACACCGAAAATATCGGGAAATACCATAAATTCTGTTATCGGACAAAAACGGGTTCACCACGTGCTCTGTAATGGACGAAGTCTGGTCGGTTAGTGGTTAAACTACCTTAATATGCCCCTGCAAAATCACTGGTTAATTGTCGCTGATAAAATGGTAATTCATCAACATAGTCAACACCTTCAAGACATTCACTGTCATATATTCTGTCTTTATATAATATAAAACAATGTGCAGGTGCGAAATGTGTAAACCAATCAGGACAAAAATTTTCTATTCCTGGCGTCCAGTATTTGCGTTCTATTTCGTCCCCCCAAACAACTATTCCATAGTCCATAGATTCTAAATCTGTCGCAAAATCTTCACATCGTCCATTGTTAATACGTTCTGGAGTAACGCCGTAATCTTCAAAATATCTATCGCATAAAAGATTTATTGCGTGAGCAATACTCATATTTTATCCTTTTTTCTTTTTAGTATATCATAATTAGCATCCGATGTCAAGTATTATTTTCGCCCGTAGTAAAATTTCCTTCATATAGTCTGATTATAGTGATTATAAGGCCATTATTTTTTCGTAATGATTATAACTATTATAACGACACATTTAGTCTTTCGGACATTTGGTCATTGCGACAAAAGTCAAATCCGTGTTATCGGTCGTAAATATGGTCTATACAAAACGGGTCTATATAGACCAACTGGCCTTGATTCTGATGGATAAACGCAGTTATGTCTATTATGTCTGGATAGAAAAGCGTGTATAGGATTGATATAAACTGTTATGTGATATGGTGTTATGGCTGTTTTTTACTGTTTTGGTCTATACACTTTTATAAACTATTACTATATAAAATAGAAAGTAGGGATTATAGGGATTATATATGTAATCGTTATAACCGTTAAGAAATACGTTTTCTATACAAAAGTTTTCAGAATTGCGTTTTGTCCGGACACAAAGGTCGTTTTTCGTTTGTAAGTAATTGAGGTTATTAGAGTTATGTTCGGTCTGGATAGGCCAATTCTATATAGACCGTGTATAGACCATCTGCGTTTTTGGCCTGATAATGAGGGTTCGTGGTCTGGATACGGTGATTCTATATAGACATAAGTTATGCTAATACTATTATAAACTGTACTAATTCTTGGAAAACTGCCAGTGACCCGTCCTGATATGAAATGAGCCGGACGTGGTGAGGTTCGTCCGGCTCTGGGTGATGTGATGTGTGATGTGTGATTACCATACTTTGTGATATTCAATAATTAACCATTCAGAACCTTCCGCTTTATTCACGTGTTCACGTGCTCTTTTTAACGCAGAGTAAACAGCTATTATTTCATTTGTTCTGTCGTCTTTGATTACATATACCATTTTCATTTCCATACCTCACTTTCCTGAATATTGCTTAAATAGTCGAAGATAATCCCGCCACATCTGATTAGCTTGTTGTTGTGTGATATATCCCCACGATACCAGTTTACGTAGTCTATTTTTCTTGTAGGTTTTCATTACAGACTCCAATTGTAAATGTCAATTACTTGCACTAATACGGCTTGTTGTTTGTTATGCTTGCGTAACCAATAAGCAAGGGATTCAATTGCGTTGTTGTGTTCGCTCATCACTTCAACAATCAGTGACTTCTCACGGATACCTTGCCAAGCTCCGTTTGCATTGATGATGGTATAGCCGTCTGGGAAATGTTCATCAAGGTAATCCAGTATGTCATTGTAGT